AGGCCGTTCATGGACGACGCGCCCGCTTGCTCAACGACGGAACGCGCCGTGAGTTCGGGGATGATGGAGTCCATCATCACGGTGTTCGGAACGAACACGCCGCCGGCCGAGGTCGAGCCGATGTTGTGCGCGGCGAGCTGGTTGCGGGCTTCGCGCACTTGGCGCATCGCCTCGACTTCGACGCCGTACTCCTTGCGATCCCAGGCGCGGCTGTCGCGTTGAAGGTCGGTGAACAGGAGCGCGCAACGCCAGATCGAGAACTTGCCGTCCTCGCCCTGCTTCGCGTACTCCAAGCCCGGCAGACGCTCGCGGTCGACACGCGTGTGCATGTCCTTGAGCGACGCCAGTTCGGTGCGCACCGTGGCGAGTTCCGCCGCGATGCCTGCCTTGATCTGATCGGGGAGACCGGCGGAGAGCAGCGCCTTGGCTTGCTCGGCCGCCGTGTTCGACAGCGCGGACATCCGCTTGTCGAGTTCGATGAGAAGGTCCATGTGATTGGTCACGCGCTCGGGGCGCGCTTGGTGAGTTGGTCGAGCGCGGACAACGCACGGCGGGAATCGCACGCGCGCGTCAGCGCATCCATCGCGGCCAGCGCGTCGGCCGTGTCGGCATCGGCCCGTTCCCGGGCACCGACAACGGCACGCTGGCCTACCGCGAGCGTGCGCAGTTCGCGCAGCTCGTTTTCGAGTTGGGTGACGCGGGCGATCAACGCGGCGTCGGGTGTCGGCGTCGTGAGCGCCACCGTGCGGCGACGAATCGCGCGAGCACGTTCGGCCCAGTCGCGCTCGGTCGCCTGCGGAAACAGCGTCGACCACTCCGAGTCGGACACGTCGCGCGACATGCCAGCCGATAGTTGCGCACGCGCTTCACGGAGCGCGTTCGGGTTCGCGCCGATCGACACGAGCGAGATCTCCAGCAGCTGCGACTTCACGATCTCGACGCCGTACGCACCCAGGCCGAGCGCGGCGCGCTTGTCGTCGTCCTCGTGCCAGACGCGTTCGAGCGGGTCGAAGCCGACCGACACGGCCGTCACGATGCCCTGCTTCGCGAGGCTCCACGTCATGTCGTGGAACGGCGACGTGCCCGGCGCGGCGTACTGGATGCCGCCGGTCAGACGACCGCCGCCCGTGCCGAAGCCCGCACCGACGCCGATGGGGCGCTCCATGTCGTGCATCCACAGCGCGATCGGGTTCGACGCGTAGCGCGACAGGTCCCACCCGCTCGTGCGCACGATGTCGCCGTAGTCGTTGACCGTCTCGTCACTCCAGACGTAGCGGATCGTGCGCGAGTCCTCGTCGACGCCGAGCGGCTTCGTCGCGTTCGTCTTGAAGCGCGGCAGGTCGTCCGCGTACTTCGCGGCCTTCACGGCCTCGACGCCAGCGGCTTCGAGGTCGCGCTTGCTGGCCTGTTCGGTCGCGATGAGGTGAGCGAGTCGGTTCATGTTCAGTCCTCCACAACCGGCGCAACGGCGCATCGGCAGTTGATGGTTTCGCCAATCGGCGCCGCCGGATCGCCGACCCAGCGCAACGTGATGTCGTCGCGGAACGACTCGCCGACCTTCACGACCTTGCCGTTCAGTTCGGCGTGGCTGTCGCGCGTCGCGTCGTCGCCGCCGCTGATCCACTCGTGACGTTCGACGCCTTGCGCGACCATCTCCGCGTGACGCGCCGCGCCTTGCACCGATGCCGTCTCCGTGCGCGCGATCGTTCCGGCGCGTTGCGGCAGGTTGTCGAGCTTGTGCGTGATCTCGCCCCGCATCGTTTCGAGCGCGCCTTGCACGGCTTCGGCGAGCGAGGCCGACGAGAACCCGGCCGAGTCGACGAGCGCCTTCGCGAGCGCGTCGGTGACCTCGGCGGACAGCGTGGTGAGCGTGCCCTCGACGAGCTGCACGCGCTTCGTGATCAGGATCGCGGCTTCCGGGCCGGTGATCGACAGCGGCGACTTGCCCAGCTCGGCAGCGAGCGCTTCGGCGCTCTTCTTGAACATCGCTTCGAGGATCGGCTTCGCGTCCTTCGCGATCTGCGGCGTGAACTCGCTCAGCGGCGGCGCGAGCGAGAGCACCGCTTCGAGAGCTTCCTCGGGCGTCGCGAGCGTCGTCGCGGGCGTGCGCGCCACGAGCTTCGCGTACTTGTCGAGCCCCTTGCGTAGCGCGAGCGTGTAGTCGCGGTGCGTCGCGGCGACCTTCTTCGCGAGCCGCGCTTCGAGCGGTGCGATCTCGTCGAGGATCGCGGCGCGTTGCTTCTCGCGTTGCTCACGAGACGGGCGGGCCAGTTGCTGCGGACGCGACGGTTCGTCCTCTTCGTCCGCAACGCTCCCGCCCGCGAACGCAACCGCACGATCCGCAGCGTCGGCCGCTTTCTTCGCTTCCGCCTGCGCGCTGATCTCGTCGAGCAGTTGTTCGTCGACGTCCCACCCGAGCAGCTTCGCGCCGATCGGCACCGAGACGCCCATGTCGTTGAGCACCTTGAGATTCGCGATCATCTCGGTCGCGTTCTCCTGCATCGCAGGCACCGTCGACGTGTCGAAGCCGCACGCGAACGCGCGCTCCGGTCCCGATCGCGTGCGCACGAACCGCGTCTGGATGTCGTCTTCGAGGTCGCGCAGCAGGTACACGGCGGTCCCGCGCCAGAACACCTGAACGGCAGCGTCCGCGTTCGCGCGGTTCACGTCGTCGGTGACGCCGATGAGCGGCTTCGTCACGCCGAACGCGGCGAGGATCATGGACATCTCCCACTCGCGGAGGTCCTTGTGGCCCATCTCGCTCGAGGTCTGACCGATCGCGACGACCTTCGCGCCGTTGCCGATGAGCACCGGCTTCCCGGCGTTGTGCGAGCCGAGGCGCTCTTCGAGTCGACTCTGACCGGCCTTGAGCTGATCGTCCGTCAGCTCCATCTCGGTCTGCATCACGACCGACGGCAGGCCGAGCCGCGAGGACATCTTCCGGTCGTACTGCGACAGGCCGAACAGCGTCTCGACTTCAGACCCAACGGCAGCCGCGGGACCGAACCCGCGACGCATCGCGCTCGGGTCCATGTCGAGCAGCGGCAGAACGGCAGCGGCGGGGATCTTCTTCGACTGGCCCGCGATGTTCACTTCGTACTGCGAAGGAAGCATCTCGCCGTCGATGTCGACCGGCGCGCAGTGCTTCCCGCGCAACGGCCAGATCTCGAACGGGATCGCGCCCGGCTTCAGGTACTCGCCGTTGCGCCCGTACATGATCCAGTACGCCGCGCCGTCGAGGTCCTTGAAGACCTGCGTCATGTACGCGAGCCGACGCCAGCTCATCCACGGGTTCGGGTTCGCGAACACGTCGAACAGCTGCCCGGCTTCGATCGTCTGCGCGTCGTCCTTCGTGCTCGCGTACAGCACGAGCGGCGCCGACGCGACCGCTTGCGCCCGGACGCGAACGCACGCGAACACGAGCGCGGACTGCGTGTAAGGGTCGGTGACCTGCGACGCGACGCCGAGGTTCGCGTTGTGGAACAGCGACCCCAGCTCGGAGATCGTGTACACGGCCTGCCCGTAGGTCGCGAGCCGGTTCGGCACGGACGCGGCAGGCTGACTCGGCTTGACACGACGCCCCATCGGACAAGCTTGGAACCTGCCGAGGTGGGCGAGTCAACCCCCCGCGTCAGGCGATTCCCAGCGACGCGCGGCGGAGCGACATCGCGAGGTACTTCAGCGCGTCGAGTCCGTGGTCGTTCTCCTTCTTCGGCTTGTCCTTCGCCATCCCGCTCGGGTCGCGGGCGTACTCGTACGTCTCGAACTCGCGGATCAGGTTCTCGCAGCTCGGATCGACCGTCAGCCGCGGCATCCCGTCGCCCGGGTCTTCGAGCCGCTGGCGCACGACCTGGATGCCCGCGTCGACGTCGTTCTCGGCCGCCGCCGTGGCGAACCCGGCGAGCCGCACCTCGGCGCGGAGCTGCGCGGCGGACGGGTCGAACACCATCAGCTCCTGCGCGGCCATCGGCTCGATCGCGACCAGCTCGCGGATGCGCGCGATCTTCTGCGCCAGCGACAGGCCCGGCGAGTACCGCTCGGCCATGACGTGCA